TTGCATCTGAAGAAGAAAAACAATTAGCACAAGAAACAATTGATGTTATAGCAGAAGGAGCTGAAACCGAAGAGAATCGTCGTGAGGCTCAACGCAAAGCCGATGAAGCAAATTCAATTCTATTAAGAATTGCTGAAGGCTCTGAAGAAATGGCCAAAGGTCTCGATGAATTTTCATCTAATTTTACAAAAGGTGCTGGGTTATTAGGAACTCTCGGTGCTATTGGTATGTTATTGTTTTCTCCTGAAACTTTAAAAGAACTTATTGATGATGTAATTGGTTTCTTTACTGATATGACAGAAGCAATTAAGTCTTTACTTGATGGTGATTTTGAAAATGCAAAAGAATTAATTCTTAAGAATTGGAAAGGAGTTGCCGCTGCAATCGGCGGATTCTTTTTAGTATTTGGTGGAACAATTATGTCTGCCGTTAGTGGTATCTTTAAATCAATTAGATCAATTGGCACATTCTTAGGTAAATTTGGAAAAGTTCTTGGTAAATTATTTGTACCCTTCGCTGTATTAATGAGTGCAGTATCATTTATTACTGGCTTTATTGATGGATTTAAAGAAGAAGGAATTATTGGTGGTTTACAAGAAGGTATTAAAAATCTATTTGATAGTTTAGTTGCTGCTCCACTCGATTTATTAAAAGATGGTGTGGCATGGATTCTAGGTAAGATGGGATTTGAGAATGCGGCTGACGTTGTTGGTGAATTCTCATTCTCTGAATTATTTAATTCAATGTTTGAATCGCTCTTTTCTTTTATTGGTTCATCTGTTGATTGGATTAAAGGAAAGTTTACAGAAATAGCAGATGGAATTGGTCCAATGTTCTCTTCCATGTGGGAGGGATTATTTGGTGAAGGTGGATTATATGATATGTTATTTGCTCCAATTGATATGGCTATTAATTGGATTGCCTCTGCATTTTCATTTGAAACACCAGAAGATGGATTCTCTTTAAGGGAATTTATTGGTAATCAAATTTCTAGAATAACAGATTATATAAGAGGTTTATTTGATTTTGATTTCTTTAGTGAGGATGCAGAACAAATAGTTCCACCTGAAGTTGCAATGAATGCAACGGATGAAGAAATACGAGCTCAAGCAATAGAAAATGTTACGGGATTCTTTGGTGGAGTTGATGAAGACGAAGCTCAAGCTGAATTTGAAAGACTAAGACAAATTCGTGATCAACAAATTCAAGCTGATCCACAAGCATCTATTGATAGACAATTAACCGCCACAGAAAGAATGCTTGGAACTTCAGCAGCTGAATCTTTAGAATTATCGCCACAAGAATTTACTACAAGAGCAATGGCATCAAGGGCACCAGATTCTGAATTAATTCAGAGGCAAAGAGAAATAGATAATATTAGAGCTGAAATGGATTCAATGAGAGCGAATGCTGCACCAGTAGTTATTGCTGGTGGCGGTGGTGGTGGAAATAATGTAAACGCTTCAAGCCAAGTTGTAAATATATCTCAAGGAATGAGCGCTTCTGACATGTCTAGAATGGAATTTGTTAATTTCCCAAGATAAAAAAAGGGGAGCCGAAGCTCCCCTGAAAAACCTAGCCTTCAGCTAGTTTTTGGAAGTAACTCAAAGTATCTTCTTCGTCGTTATTAGTTTCTGGTACTGAATTAATCTGTACACCAGGAGCTTCAGTCACTACTGAAACATTAGCAGTTTCATCGATAGCAATTGATTCAGCCGTAGTCATTACAGATTCTTCACCAAGAACCTTATTCAAACGAGCTTTGAGATCAGCATAAGATTTATAATTCTTAGGATCGAGGAAATCCTGTAGACTATAAAGCTTATTGTAAATAGCTTCTAGTTGTGTATCATCCGCTGATAGCGGAGTGACAGAAGCAAATTCTGATTTATCATAGTTACGATAACCAGCAACCTGCTGAATTTTGAGTTTGAAATTCGCACCTTCCCAGAAGTCAAAAGGATTTACAGGCTGTTCGTCAGCAAACTGCGGCTGCATAACATCCATAATCTTATCAAAGATTTTCTTACCAAATTTATAAAGAAAAACTTTACCATCATTTTCTGGATTAGATGGATCTGATACGACCTGAATATTAGTTACATAGTGTAAACGACGCTTGCGCTTTCGAGCTGTTTCCTTATCCTCTTCACGGCCTGTATTCCACAATACTGAATTTGCTTCAGATACTGGATCCTGTTGACCAATTGAAGTAAGAGAGTTTTCGATATACCAAAGACCAGATGGACCTTGAAAGCCATGATCCCAGTAACGAACCCAAGGGAGTTCCTCGCCCTGTGGTGCTGGTAAGAAACGAATTACTGCATAACCATTGCCTGCTTTATCAACAGTTGGTTTCCAAAAACGGTCATCAACATAAGATTGATTTTGATTTGTGGAACCACCTACAGCTTCTGCTGCTTTGGTGAGAGCTTCGATTGAAGCAGAACGATTACGTTTTAAGTCTTGAAACGACATATATTTTCTCCGTATATAATAGTATTAAATGTATTTTCTGAATTATCCACTTTACCCATGATATAATATATTATACAACATTTTCATTAAGATGTAAATACCTCGAAGACAATTTTTTTCATCTTCTCATAATCATACTCAATGAACGTGCCATACTTACGAATCTTTCGTGATAGCTCAGGCCACACAATAGTCTCCGTAATTTGTTTATCGAACTTGTTTATAAATCCGACTAAATTATTTATAACCACCACAGTTTCTAACGAAATTTCGTTTTTTAAGTAAGAATCTATCAGAAACGGATAATTATTTTGAATTGCAAATAAGTCATCAAATGTTTTTGCATTTTCAGACAACCGATATAAATCTTGTTTGAATGTATAACTTAGTGATTGTGTTTTCTTAAGCCATTGGTTATAAGTGGCTTCATCATTCAGCATTTCACCGATCCACTTCACATCATTAACAAAATAAGCTACGTAATATAATACAAGGTCATGAACATTATTAAACTTACGACCAACCTTTGCAAAAAAGAATTTATCTTTTCTTTTCCAAAATGACTGCGGTTTAGCAGAAGTTTTATAATTGTATTTTATTGCGTCATACGTATCATTTTCAAAATGTAGTTTTATAGATTGATAGAATCTATAAGCTTCAAATGGTTCCATAATCATATAGGCAATGCGGCGGTGTTATGCGTGTATTTAACTAAATTATTTCGACTTGCTTCTGCTTCTATTTTAGCGTGTAAAGAAACAGAAATGAGTTTGCCTACGTCTTCAGGAGGAAATTCATGCTCCTCACATATAGTAATACAGGCATCGATGTAGCTAGTTTCTCTACCACTTGCTACTCTTTTTTCAACTAATTCCGAAAATCTTTTTCTAGTTAATATTTTATCTTCAATCATTCTAATTCCACTTATAAAATTTATGGTCACCAATATCAGTAACATAGGTTAATTGGTATGTCCAATCAGGATTCACATAATTTGCGTGATAATGCGTTGCACCATTTGTAATATCCCAACCATTATACCAAAGCTCAAGAGCATAATAAGTAATCGCCATAACCCTATTATATGCAATTTCATCTTTCGGGTTATCAGACTTTCCATCACAATACCAAGAGAACTGGCATTGGTGAAGAAGTAGTCTACCATTTGAGTCATACTTAGATTGCTTTATAACGTCACAGAGATCATTTGGATATCTGCTGTCATTATATCTATTCAAGGTAACCATTGCCACGGCTATGATGGCCTCTGGGCTTTGATTACGTGCTTCATAATATGAATTCAATATTAAACATTGCATTTCTTCTCCAGTATAATATGAAATCGGATCGATATAAGTGATTTCATACTCAACTGGATCTTCAACTATTGTTTCTGGTATTGGCTCTAATACTACCGGTTTTTCAGAGCATGCAATTAAGAATCCAAGACTCGCAGCAATAAGCAATCTGCATTGATTCTTCCATTTGGTACTGATGATTTCGTAGTTAATTTTTGCCATTCGTTGTCTATCTGCCTCGGTGTTTTAGACTGTACAATTGATAGAAAGTCATTTGGTTTTCTTAACTTGACTTTACGCGAAAGGTCAACATTAATACCTTGTAGTGTTGTACCTTTTACTTCAAATCCATTTGTGGAATCCGAAACGTACTCAGTAATTTCCCTTGTTTTTGCATTAAAAACATAGAGCCTCATAGAACCAATTATCTGTAAAGGGAGAATTGATACTACTTTGTATTCCATGTTTTCTTTACAATACTTTAGTTTTGCTACTTGTTTGTCAGCAGCTTTTGGCTTTTTAATTCTTGCTTTTGATTTACGAACAGCCTTTGCTGCGTTTTTAATTGATTCTAAATCATTTAACATTGATTCACATGTTTTCATAAGCAATTTTAGATTTGGCTTTGTTATATGTGAATATGCTTCATGAGCTTGTTCGCATGAATTTGAATAAGCATCAGAAAATTCAGACATATATGTCTCAATCCAATTCTTCACTGGCTCAACGGCTGAACCAGTTAATCCATGACTTTTAAATTTAGTATACAAATCAAGGGATGCTTTAAAATTTCCATCCATCCATTCGTCTTCTAAATAATCTAGATCAACCATAATAGTTGATTGAATCTTATTCATTAAACGTTGTTGTGGGTTTAATACAACAACATTCGTTTCTTTTTCTAATTCTTTTTCAGATAAAATTTGTTTACCAACTTCAATTAAATCAGAATAATACTGATTAATAGTATCCATTGGATTTTTCCAATTATCAGGAAAAGGTTGTTTTATTACATTTTGCCAGTAAATCGAAGCAGCAAAATGTGCATGCATAAAGAAGTGCCATTCAGGATTTACCAATATAGCTTTTTGGTCGTCTCGAATAAAATGGCTTTTAATATATCCCTTGATTATACTGGACAATTCTTTTCTGTCCAGCTCATAGTGGAAATAAAATTTCATTTTATGAAAGTCGTCTATAGGAGCTGCCGACAATCCAGTCTTAGGTCTAGCTCTCACTTTTCGCTTTTTTACAGCCATAATAATATTCCTCTATTGCATGGTATAATCATATTATACACCATTTTATCCGAGACGTACACTTATTTATAATCCAAGTGGACTAAAGAAATGAATTGAATCAACTTTAAAGGACCGCCAACCATTAGCTCGAACATCATACGCCTTGATTAGACCTTCAGGCCAAGCATCAACTGATTCATTTTTTGGATGAGCATCTGCCGGAATTAGATTAAAATCGAGAGTACAATCCATTGTACGTTTTTCTCCATTTGCTTTAATAAAATCTACACGACAAATATTTTCTTTTAAGGTTTTTATCATATCATAACGACTATCTTGACTAGCGGTTTTCATTAATTTCTCCTCATTGTAGAGTAGTTAGTAGGGTTATCATCACGCCCAACGGGCACAGCATTTGATTTATGCATTGTTGCAATGCCAACCAAATAATCGCCTGAATATTGCGTTGAATCTTTCTTTTCACAATTAGTCTGACCAGTGCTTGTTACACTTGGATAATCAGGTGTTTCGCGAATATAGCGACGAGGTGGAACGTAC